GAGGGACTTGGACCGTGGGTCAAGCGCCTGCTTTCCCGTATAGTGCCACGTGTAACCGTCTGCACGTTCCTTGGCGGCTTGGTCGAAGAAGTCGGCATTGCCCGTCAGAAATAATGCCGATATCACTACTGCTAAAACTATCATCGGCTAATCTCCAGAAGGTCAATTCTTTCATCAAGGGCGTCCGCCTTTTTTTCAAGTTCTGCAATTCTCTGTGTAACCTTATATTGAACCTGTGGAGGGTCTGGGTTGCGCCAAGACTTTAGAAGGTCAATTCTTTCGGTTATGGAGTTGAGTTCCGCTTCTAGTTCCAGTTTTTTCTTTTCAATCATTTGTTTGGATTCCTTACTATCCAGCGGTTGACATCAATGTCACTCTGGCAACCCGGACAGGTAAGCTTGGACCATTCAAGGTGACCCACAAGCTGTTCGCGCTTGCAATGAGGACAAGTGATGGGAACGGGCCACTCAAAGAACGACGGGAGGTGTACAAATTTTTTCAAATCACCAATCGTCAGTTCGTTCTTCTTTTCCAGGACAATGTCGGACGCGCCGCCGCCGTCGAGGTCTTGGACCTCAAAGCGTCGGTGGAAGGCGTCCACGAAAGATTGATACAGATTGGCAATCATCTCTTCCCCCTGCTATGCTTCTTTTTGCGTGAGTACTTCACTCTCGATTCTACCACACGCTTGCGGTAGCGCGGGGAGCGGAGATTTTTTGCGACGGGATTTTTACGGGTCATTGGTTTCCCCTCCATCGGTAAGAGCGTCCATGTTAGCCAGTTGCGACACTACTATATATTTGACGTATCCTTGCACGTCCTCGCGCACCTCATGCGCGCCGCAACCGTAGTTATTTATCCAGGCCGTCGCGTCAATATCAACCGTGAAATCAACCTGCACCTTCATCAGTTGATCTCCCGCTTAAAGGTCTCACGGATGGCGTCGGCCTTCTCAAGCCAAAGCCTTTTGAACTCCGGGTCATTGGCCCGTGCAGCGGCGCTCTCGCACCGCGCTACGCGGCCCATCTGATTGACGAGCCGTTGGTTTTGAAAAAATTCTTCTAGCAAGTTAGTTGACATTACGAATCCTCCTGTAGGGGTTATCCCATATTTACAGGACGGTTGTCAACTAATTTATTGAAGGAGGGTTTTCTTCCAGAAATGCTCTTGCATCTTCTAGTTCATCTTCCTGGCAGCGATAACACCCCTGCTGCACCATATCCACCATCGACGCGAAGCACCACGGGCAGAAGGCCACGGGGCAGATTCCAAATTCTCCAGCTATGCCGCCTTCGGCTTCTATGTCGAAGACGCTGTCGCAAACGGAGCATTTCATGTTGGGAAAAGAAACGGCCACCCCCTCGGTTAAAGGGTGACCGCTTCGAGGTCCGGCTGCAAGGAACTCACGCAAGGAGTCAAACCAACGTGAGATAGGGAGGAGAGGCGCAGCCGTCTTAAAGAACGAAACTCGTGATCGCAATTGTGACCATATAGCAGATGCATGTGATGAGCAATACCCTAGCCATGATTTGACTGCGGCGGTGGTTTTTCTTCCACTGCTCAACGAACGTGGTCCTTGGATTCATTAAATTTCTCCGTGTCGTTACCCCAAATGGACCACCCCTGTCTTGATTGTCGTGAAAAAAGTTCAATTCTGGGGAGGTCACCCATGAGTTGCACGATCCTGTCGGCAACTTCATCGGGTTTCCTAGAGTGCTCTCGACGTGGAGAAATGACAAGTCTTTTTACATTTTTTGAAACGCGCTTGGGTTTTCCTTTCGTACCCAGGAGGCACAGTTCTGGGTTGGCCCGTGTCCAGTAGCCAAGGCCCGTGAAGAAGTCCGCTTCGGTCCAGAGCATGGGAGGGGCGCTCTTGTTCATTTTAGACCAGTTGAAGGCCACGGTTTTATACTTGAAGCCCCACGCTTCCATGAGCCGGAGGCCTTCGGGAAGAAGCGGGTCCGTTACCCAGAGGAACAGGGCGCAGTTGTCTGCGGCTATGTCGGATACGGGGAGAGCCCTAATGTCGGCCAAGCTCATGCAGCCATAATGGTTTTCGGGCGAACGGCCTTTGCCTTCGGCGCTCCATGTCCGGAACGTCCAAGGAGGGTCTGCATAAATTATGGAAAATTTTTCAGCCGGAAAGGAGAGCGACAATGAGGACCACTCCGTAAAAGGCAGCGGTTGCCAGCACAGATGTCATTCCTTCACCTCTTCTTTTGTAGCCAAGAATTGTTCAAGAATGTAGGTGAACTCCCCGGAAATCGTCCGGTGTTCCTTTTTAGCCATTTCCGTTAAGAGCTTGTAGCTCTTGATGGGTATGACCACTGATTTCCATTTACTCGCGTCCATTGGTTTTTCCTTTTACAGTTCTGGGACGGTATCGGATTTTTCCGCTTTGGTCAAGTCCCCCCAGGACGGTCCAAGCGATATATCGCATGGGGTAGGAACGGACAGTTCAACGGCATCTTCCATAGCCGTGCAAAGCTCTCGCGCTTCCTTCTCGTCGGCTACCGAAAAAGCCAGTTCATCGTGGATCTGGACAAGGGGGATCTTTCCCTTTTCTTTATATATAGCGGCCATTGCAGCCTTGGTCTGGTCGGCGGCGCTGGATTGGATCAGCCGGTTCAACGCCTTGTAGGTGTACGCCCGCTTGATGTTGTCACCATATTCTATGTGCGCCTCTTCTTTTGGAAGCGCCTTGGAGGAGACGAACAGGTTGGGCTCCCAAAGATCGAAGCGGCACTTGCGGCCAAGCAGGGATCGGACGAAACCGCCCTTGTCGCGGTGCGATACCTTGCGCTGGACCGCATCCATCAACTCTTTCACGAACGGCACATCGCCGTGGTACTGGCGCATGAGGCGTTTAGCGTCATCCGTTGTCACGTCCAATTGCTCCGCCAGTTTTGTCTGGCCCATGCCGTACATGATGCCAAGGTTGATGGTCTTGGCTTGCTTCCTGGGGATGGAGCAAATGTCGGCCACCATCTGGTGGAAGTCCGTGTCGTCCTTGGTCTGGTAGGCGTGGACAAAGGCGTCGGAGCCGGTCAGTCCTTTGTTGGTGAGGCTTGCAAAGTGGACCAGGATGCGGGGTTCTTGCTGGTCAAAATCCATCGACGCCCACTGCTCTCCCTCCTCCGGTAGAAACAGGCCGCGTATCTTTCGCGCCATGTCGGGGTTGCGGGCGGGGATTTGCTGGAGGTTGGGGGAAGCCATGGAGATGCGTCCGGATACCGTTCCGCCGCCCTCACTCCGTAGCTGGTTTATGTGGCCGTGGATGCGGTCCTTCTCTGCATAGCGGAAAATGCTCGACAGGAAGGTGTTTCCAATCTTGTCGTACTCTCTGGCCTCTGCAATTTGCTGGGCAATGGGATGCTCATGCTGCGACAGGAAATTCTTGGTAAAGCTAGGAAGTCCGGTTTTGGTTCTACCGTAAGGGATCTTGAGTTGGTCGAACACCTTGGCAATCGACGCCGGAGCCCACAACTCAATGTCGAGGTCGGTTTGCTTTTTGATGTCGGAGAGGATCTTTTTGACGTGAGCAAAAAGAGACTGCTTGAGACGTTCGGCTTCATCCAGGTCTACCCGCACCCCGCGCCACGTCATGTCAATGCAAAGAGGAAGCACTTCCGATTCCAGGTCAAACACTTGCCACAAGTCTTCTTTTGCAAGCTCTGCCTTGAACGTCTGCCACAACTGGAGCGTGAGCCGTGCATCGGCCTCCGCGTACTCTCCGACAAAGGTGGCGGGAAGCTTGTACAGTTCTCCCTTTGGATCTACGCCAAATTCTTGCGCCGCTTCTCTTAGTGCGGCTTCGGATTTCATCTCACCCATGTAGTCGTAAGCGACGGCGTTGAGGGAATAGCTGAACCTGTTCTCGTTCAACAAAGGTGCGGCCAGCATGGCGTCGATGATGCGGCCCTGCGGTTTGATGCCAATGCGCCGGAGCCAGCCCATGTCGTAGGCGGCATTATAAAAGATCTTGTCGGAGGGGTGCTTGGCTATCTCTTTCTCAAACCACTTGAGGACAATCTTGCGGTCAAGGTTGCCGCCGCCCTCATGCCCAAAAGGCAAGTAGGCATTAAACCCTTCATAACAAACAGCAATTCCTACTACGTCGCCGTTGCCCGTGGGCCAGCCTGGACCATGGCTCTTGAGCCGTGGGTCTTTGGTCTCCAGGTCTATTGCAATTTCCTTGACGGCGCTGGGGGTAGGAGGAAGCTCGTCCACCGGAACCCATTCGGTCTTGACGCCCCACTTGGGTTTTTTAAGATTCTGTTTCATCTTCCAACTCCGCTAGTCTGCACTCGTAGCTGACACCGGAGTACCCCGCGCCGTCCACGTAATCGTCCGGATTGAACGAGCCCAGTTTACGTCTGGCAACCTTTAAAAGTTCCATTAAATTCGCAACGTCGGAAGCAGAAATCTTTTCGACGTTCCATAAGTAACCGTTCCACAACCGCGCTATGTTTTCGTGGTTTTCCCACATACTACCGTGGGTAGCAGAGCGGTCACCTCCAACCAGCTTTATAGCTTTTTCCAGTATTGTTTTCGCCGTCATCTAATGACCTTTCCTCTACTTTCAATCCTATGGAGTTGGCGTATTCGATGCCCTGCTCCATGCCCCAGCTAATGCCTCTGTCCGTGTAGACGGCACAGAGGTCAGCTACACCGTACCAGTTTCGCGCCAGGGTCATGCCCATCTCGCGCTGCTCCGGTATGTTGTCGTCCAGCACTTGCGTGTACAGTAAGTGCGACACGAACGGAGACTCGCCTTGCAACAGCGAATGCCACATGCACTGCCGTGCGTAATCAATGTTATCGACTAAATCAAAACCCTTGTAGGGACTTTCAATGATCACTCTAAATTCTTCGTTTTTCATATTGCCCACCCTCTCTGTGAATCCTCTGGCATTTTTAAAACTAAATTCTGCTTGGTTCGTGTAATGCCCACATATAAAACGCGGTGGGCGTCGTCGGGATTGCGCTCCATGTCTTCCAGAGCTTTTCCGGACAGGTCCGTGAACAGGAGGACGTTGTCGGCCTCGCCGCCCTTGGCTCCGTGAATGGTGGACAATCTCACATTCGGTTTTTGGAATATGTTGATACCCCGATTGAGGAGAGCCGTCGCATAAGCCCGGTCCTCATCCCGGATGCGGTCAAGCGCCTTGTCCCAAGGTACGTCAGGAATCTCTAAACCAAAGTGCTCGCGCAAGATGCCCAACGTGAACAGATCCTGATCGTTTGCGCCACTCAACATTTTCTTGGCACCACGCATCAGCTTGCCGTCGCCGCTGGAAATAAAACGGTACAGGTTCTGTGCATCTTTCAGGGACACCTCATGTCCCCCGTCCAGTTGGAGGTGATTCCAGGAACTGATGGCAGAACGCACCTTCTTGCTGAGAGAAGGCTTGTTGAACCGCTCAAAGAATTGTCCCGTGGAGCGCATCTCTGCGGCCACGGCGTCGAGCATGTAATTGGCTTGAGCCATGACCAGCCAGTTCTCGTCTCCAAAGTCAAAGCCTTGCGGATCATAAATGCGTGTGACAGAGCCTTCTTCGGTGCGCGGCTTCCAGTGCTTCTTTTGACGGTTGCGGATACGGGACGCCACAGAATTGGCAACGCGGTGAACGGAGCGGGGAATGCGGTAGGATTGCTCCAGGACTTCTGACCCACCAGAGAGACCAATAAAATGATCAATGTCGGCCCCGGCCCATTTGTAGATGCCTTGGTCGTCGTCGCCAGCAACATACATCCGGTCACTGCGCTCATCTAATTGGTTGGCAACTTGCCACTGCAACGGGGTCAAATCCTGGGCCTCATCTAGGAAAACTACTTGGAAATATGGAATATGCCCCGCACTGGCCGACAAGTCTACCATCATATCGGTAAAATCTTTTAAACCCTGAGATAATTTAAACCTCTGGTACTCTTTAAACAGGTGCTCAAACTCGTAGAGCGGCATCTGAAGATTGCAAAAGTTGTATGCGTACTCAGGCCCTTGGAGCGTGTTCCGCGCTATGTCGATACAGCGCATGACGGGATGGTTGGAGCGCAAAATGCTGAAGCCGTCGTCTTCCAGGCTTTCGTTTGTAGAAGACAGGTCAACGCCTACCGTGTTTCCAAATTCTTTGAGGTTGGAATCGGACAGGATGTCGGAGTTGTTCAAGCCCAGAAGTAGAAAGGCTAGGCTGTGCAGGGTTCGGAAATAGGTGAAGTCGTTTTCCGGGTCCAGCCCAAAGCGGTTGACGGCGCGGTCACGGGCCTCGTGCGCCGCCTTCCGGGTAAATGCAAAGTAGCCAATGCTGGTTGGCGGCATTCCACCAGCGAGGAGTTCATCCACTTGGTTGAGCAAAGTAGTGGTCTTTCCCGTACCGGGAGGACCAAAATATCTAAACATGCGACGGGCGGTTTTGTATGACCCGTGGGCCGTCTGACTTGAGGAAAAAATCCACCTCATAGCCCAACGTGTTAAGGATTTTCTCTACTTTATATATAGACAGGTGGCGCGGAACTTTGACGTTTTCGTATTCGGCAATTGTGCGTTGCGGCATGTTGGCTTTCTTGGCTAATGCCGCCATGCTTAGACCGGCCTCCTGTCGTATCTCGCGCAGTAGGATTTGCCAATGTATGGGTACGATGTCACCGTGCATGATTCCTCCTTTAGAACGGTACGTCCTCATCCTCAAATTTTGAACTAAAGTCTTCTTCAATCTTGGCGAACGCTGGTATTGACCAGCAACGAACGGTGCGCCCTTGGATGCGGAA